ACTGGGTGGCTGGTAGCCCGACGCGCCTCACCTGCCAGGTAGCCGGGGTGTATGTGATCGTCGGCAACGCAACAGTCCCGAACGTCGGTGGCGGCAATCACCGTGTCGCCCAGTTGCTTGTGAACGGCTCGGTGATCGCGGCTGATATGGGCGAGGCGGGCGCTTCTTTCAGCGTGGCGGCGAACATCCGCTACGGGGTCGCCACCGTCACCTACCTGAACGTCGGTGACTACGTCGAGTTCCAGTTGTTTCAGGATTCCGGCTCTGCGCTCGCAACGGTCGCCGGGTCGGCAGGGAACCAAGCCAACTCCGATCTGATGATGGCGCTCGTCGGCGGGATGCAAGGCCCAGCCGGTGGGATGCAAGGGCAGGAGCTTGGCTACGCGCAGCTTGTCTCACAGGTGAACCAGACGAGCACGAGCGAGGCCGCACCGAACGATATCGTCGCGCTTCCAGCGATCACGTTCGACGGAGTCACGCCGGTCATGTTCGACTTCTTCTGCCAGGCGGTCCAGGCACCAGCCGGTACGACCGGCAATGTCCTCTACCTCGCGCTCTACGACGGCTCGACCGTCGTGCAACGGATCGGCATGGTGACACAGTGCTCGGCCGCGGGGGTCGCGAACTACTTCACGATGCGCGGCGGCTGCCGTCTCACGCCGTCGGCGGGAAGCCACACCTACAAGGTTGGGGCGTACGGGACGGCGTCGGGTGGCGCGATCATCGCTGGCCCCGGTGGTGCCGCTTCCACCGCCCCGACGTGGCTGCGGGCCACCCGCGTGCCCGCCTAGGAAGGATCGCGCGCGTTTCGTAGCTCCGTCCGACCGGGCACCTACCCTCAGCGCATGGCGTCACCTTTCTGCCCGGTCTGTGAGGAAGACGTAGGCTCTCTCGGCCACCCGTCCCACGCCCGCTGGGTCGGGCCGGACGGGAACGTCTACTGCACGCTTCACTTCATCGCCCGCTTCGGTCACGCGGAGAAGCTCGTCCCGATCAGCGGCTACGAGCCGCCCGCCGAGGTGAAGCCGCCCGCGCCGAAGCAGGAGAAGCCGAAGAGGAAGCGGACACGGTCCACTCCCCAGAAGGAGGAAGTCCTGGATGGCTGAGATCAACAAGAGCGAGTTGCATCAGGCGTCGATCCGCCGCTCCGGCGGCGACCTGAACGCGCTGCTGCACGCGCTCGAAGCCGACGGCTCGATCACGGTCGTGGACGACCCGGCCCCGGAGACGGAGGAGACGACGAACCCGGATACCGGCGAGACCGAGACGGTCGAGATCCCGTACGTTCCCGGCCCGGAGATGGCGATCAAGGTCGACGCGGACGAGAAGGCCGCCGAGGAGGCAGCCGCCGCCGAGGAGGCTCCCGCCGAGGCTCCGCCCGCGTAGATGGCGACTTGCACGAAGCCCGCACGGGGGGCAACCGACACGAAGCTGCCGCCGATCCAGCAGCACAACCCGTGCGGGCTGTTGGCCCTGACCTCGGTCGGGGGAGTAGACGTATCCGCCGAGACCCTCTGCCGTGGGCACTGGGTCTTGAAGCACGGCTACGCCGACCTGAAAGCCCCGGTGGTGTAGATGCCGATCTCTTCTTCCATCGACAGGCTCCCGACCGGCAAGCGCAACGAGGCGATGGAGCGGATCTCTCGCAACTGCCTGCGGCTGCGCGGCCGCCGCACGACGGCGCTCGGCGGGCCGAACGACGCCTACGGGCGCGACGACTCCCTGGAGCAGCTGACGGTCCGTCTCGGCGTGATCCCGATCTTCCTCTGGAAGACGGCGGTGCCGGGGACGGACTGGCATGCCGCCGACCCGGCGGTGATCGTTCAGCCGACGACGCTGACGTTCGTTGACGGCTCGACGCCGGGGACGGAGGCGTTCAGCGACGGGACGACGCCGACGCAGCACACCTACACGACGCCGGGGGTCGCGGAGGTCGTGACGGCGACGACGGCGACGAACGCGAACTACAAGGGCCGCGCGAAGGAGATCATCTAGACGATCATTCGGCTAGTCGATTAGCCGACTAATCGTCTGATCGTCAAATCAGCCCGCAGGCGCGGGCGGTGTTCGGCCACGGGTAGAAGCCGCGTGTGCGGATGGCCCGCTCGGCCACCCACATCTGTTCGAGCGGCGTCCAGTGGTCGGCTGTCCCTTTCGTTCGGAGCAGGTGCCCGCCGTAGGTGCGCATGAAGCCCCAGTCCATTTGCAGGCCGCCGTAGTAGGGCGCTCCGGGGTCACTCCAGGATCCTTCGCCTCGGTGGATGCAGAGCAACTCACGGTAGTGCGGCGGTCGGTCGTTTCCGATTTCACGCGAAAACGCGACTGGCGCGGCGACCAGGCAGGCGAGAGCGGCAACCGCTAGGGTTTTCCACCGTGGAACAACTGGCCTGGGCGGCGGGGCTGTTCGAGGGGGAAGGAACCGTGACGCTCTGCGGAGGCCGCCCTCGTCTCGCGGTGAAGATGAACGACGAGCAGGCAGTGCGGCGGTTCGCAGAGACGGTGAAAGCGGGAAAGGTCTACGGCCCCTACGGGCCGTACAAATCCTCGCTCGCGAAGAGGCAGCACTTCGTCTGGATAGGAGAAAAGGGAGCCGCCGAGATGGTGGCTGCGCTCCTGTGGCCCTGGCTCGGCCCGCGCGTGCGAACGCGCTTGAACGAAATCGGCGTAGAGGTACTCTGACCCCTGCTCTGCACATGGACTGTCCCTCCTGTGCGGATCGAGCAGCGGCGAGGACTCAAAAGGCACCGTGACGTGCGTGTCGAGGAGCCAGAGGATCCTCGTCGCTGCGTTCGTGTGGATGCGCAACCCTAGCGGATAGGATCGGACGATGGCCGTTGCGGCTCCTGACCAGCAGGAACTGGTCAGGCAGCGGATCCGGGAGCTTCTCGCGGAGGCCGACGCGGCGGCGGGCCACCCGGCGGACTGGCTGCGCCACACCGAGGCGGTCGACCCGAAGACGGGCGAGGTCTTCCACTTCCACTTCGATGAGGGCTGGGAGTGGCAGCGCGACGAGTTGTCCTCTTACTTGGGGGGCCAGATTTCGCTCAGGCTGAAGGCCCGCCAGCTGGGCGTCTCCTGGCTCGGGATCGGCTACTGCGCCTGGAAGTGCCTGCGCTACCCGGGCACGCGCGCGCTCGCGGTCTCCACGAACGAGTCGGAGGCGGTGAAGCTCGTCGGCCGCGCCTGGGATCTGTGGGAGAACAGCCCGGAGCATCTCCGCTTCGACGCGAAGGTGATCAAGCCGGTGAAGGGGAGGCCATCCAACCGGATCGAGTGGGAGTTCCCGGACGGGAAGATCAGCAGCCTGCTCGCGATGCCCTCGACGCCTCGCGCCGGGCACGGCGAGACGGCCGGGGTCGTGTTCCTGGACGAGTTCGCGCGCCACCAGTGGGACGAGGACTCCTGGAAGGCGTTCATTCCGGTGATCGCCGACGGCGGCCAGATCATCGTCGTCTCGACGGCGAACGGGTACGGCAACGTCTACTACACGCTCTGGGCGAACAGCGAGGAGCGCGGCGTCTCGGCGAAGTTCCTCGGTGCGGACATGCATCCGGGCCGCGACGACGGCTGGTTCGCGCGGATGCGGAAGATCCTCACCCCGGCGGACATGTCGGAGCAGTACCCGTTGAACGCCGCCGAGGCGTTCCTGGGCACGTCCGGCTGCTGGTTCGACGTGGAGTCGCTCGCCTGGTACGCGGAGCGGACGCGCAAGCCGCTCTACCAGCTGCGTTTCATCCCGGACGAGCTTGGCATGAAGGCGCAGCTGGTGAAGGGCGACGGCGGCTGGACGGCGGTCTACGACCCGCCGGAGAAGGAGAAGGAGTACGCGATCTACTGCGATGTCGCGACCGGTCGCGGCAAGGACTTCACCGACGCGGTGGTGATCGACCTCTCGAACATGAACTTCGCCGCCGAGTTGCACGGCAAGATCGACCCTGACCTCGCGGCGGAGCAGCTGCACTTCCTCGGCCGCTGGTACAACACGGCACGCATCGCCGTCGAGATGGGCGGTGGGTTCGGGGAGCCGGTGGTGATCATTCTGCGAGACGGGAAACGGGGACGCCGCCCGTACCCGAAGCTGTACCGGCATGTGCAGGACGACAGGCCGGACTTCAAGCAGAACATCACCTTCGGCTTCCCGATCACAACGAAGACGCGGCCGCTGATCATCAACCAGCTGGAGTCGGCGATCCGGGAGCGGTCGCTGCCGCACATCCCGGAGGCGGGGATCCTGGAGTGCAAGACGTTCGTCCGCCAGGAGACGCTGCCTTCGCCGCGCGCCGCCGACAACTGCAACGACGACCGCGTGATGGCGTACGCCGGGAGCCTGGAGATGTACCGGCGCTTCGGCCACCACGACCTCGACATCCGCCGCACGCGCAAGCGCGAGAAGAAGGGGTGGCAGCCGGACTACGAGTGGGCGTGATCGTCCGCCACCCGTCCTATCCTCCCGGTAACCAAGAGGAGGCGCGATGAGTTCGATCATGGATCTGACGCGCGGGCCTGGGGACGGCGCGCTGCCTCCTCCGCCCGGGATGGCTCCCGGCCCGGTGCCGGGGCTGCCGATGATGGGCGACGGAGCGGGCGGCCCGCCCGTCCCGCCGGAGCTTCAGCAGCTGATGGACATCCTCGGCGTCGACCCGTCCTCGCCGCAGGCCGAAGGCGACGAGCAGGAGATGTCGCCCATCGAGCACATCCAGGCGGCGATGATGCACCTGATGATGGCGTTCACGCAGGAGGGCGACCACTCGAAGGGCGCGGGCATCGTCAAGGGCATGGGTGCGTTGCAGGGCATCCTCGCCGGAGCGCAGAAGGACCAGGCGGCGCAGGCACCGCCGCCGACGCTTGGCGGCTGAGGCGAAGCGGCCCCCGGTTCCCGTCCGTGGCTCGACGGCCCCGGAGCGGACGACCGACCCGTACGGCAGCCCGAACTATCCGGCCGCCGACGAACTCTCGCTCGTCATCGACGCGATCAACTCGGTCGAGTCGTTCCACACCCAGTTCGTGCAGAAGATCGAGGCGCGCTACCGCGCCTACCGCGGGATCGCGGAGCGCCGCCAGACCGGTGCCACGATCCCCGGCTGGCGCTCGAAGCTGACGACGCCGTACATCCTCCAGGTGGTCGAGGGGATGATCGCGTCGATGCTCGACAACAAGCCGACCTGGGACGTGCATCCGAAGCCGCGGCCGGGCGAGTCGGTGGACGACATCCTCGCCCGCCACCAGTCCTCGAAGATCGCCTCGGCCGCGCTCCAGTGGGCGATGGACGAGGACGACTTCCGCCTGAAGCAGCGGCCGTTCATGCAGCAGGACCTGATCTGCGGCATCACCGTCGTCAAGGCGCTCTGGGCCTACCAGACCCGTGACTGCAACGTGCTTCAGCCGGTCGAGGTGCAGGTGGTGGACGACGCGGGGCTGGTGCGCGACCGCTACCTCTCGACCGAGGAGTCGCAGCAGACGACGGTGATCCGGGACGGCCCGACGATGGTTGTGCGCGACATCCGCGACTTCTTCTGGCCGGAGGGCGCGAAGTCGGTGGACGACGCCGCCTGGCTGATCGACCGCTCCTGGCACACCTTCAACGACCTGAAGGCGAGGGAGGACGACGGCTTCTACGAGCACGTCGATGAACTCGCCGACGCGCAGAACGGCCAGGACTTCTACGGCGACTCGCAGCGCGAGCAGATGCTGCGCGCGCAGAACCGCAACCAGGGCCTGATCGAGGTGATCGAGTACTGGACAGACGAGAGGGTCATCACGGTCGGGAATAGGCAGGTGGTGCTCGCGTCGGTCCCGAATCCCCTGCAAATCAAGCGGAAGCCGTTCGTCGTCTGCTCGGCGATGCCGGACGCTTTCGAGATGGTCGGGATCTCGGTGGTCGAGTCGCTCGCGCAGGTGCAGGAGTACCTGTGGACGATCCAGAACCAGCGGATCGACGCGCTGCGGCTGCTCACGAACGTCGTCACGCTCGTCCGAAGCGACGTGGACGACCCCGACGCCTTCGAGTACTACCCGGGTGCGACCTGGATCGTGGAGGACACGAGCCAGGTGGAGCAGCTGAAGATCGACCCGACGGCGGCGCAGATCACGCTGGAGGCGGAGTCGCTGCTGAAGGGGGACCTCCAGAACATGCTCGGCGGCCTCCCGTTCGCGGGCGGCGCGGACAGCGTGGTGCAGGGCGCTGGCGGCTCGACCGCGACGGGGATGTCGATCATCTCCTCCATCGCGCAGCGGATGATCCAGGCGCGCAAGCAGCACTACATGTGGGCCTGGTCGAAGATCGGCGAGTTGTTCCTCGGGATGATGGGTCAGATGCTGCGCGAGGAGCGCGCGATCCCGCAGCTGGGGCCGGAGGGCGAGCAGCAGCTGCTCGTCGTTCACCCGCTCGACTTGCAGGGCGAGTTCGAGGTGAACGTGAACGTGATCGATGAGTCGTCGGTGCGCCAGGAGAAGCTGTCGGAGGCGATGGGCCTCTTCAACACCGCCGCGAGCGCCGCACCGGTTATGCCGCTCGATCTGCGCCCGTACATGGAGTTGGTGCTGGAGGCCTACGGCGTCCAGCAGACGGCCGTGTTCCTGCAACCGCCGCAGGCCCCGG